CGGAGGTGTCGGAGATATTGCCACGGTGGTTGCCGATCCGGGCGTTGACTCTCGGCCCGCAACTGAAAAGGCCGTCAGAGACGCGATCGACACCTGCGCACCTGCTGCGCAGGGCGTCACCAATGGCAATACACATGATCATTATGGTGGTGATGGCGGCCAGATCAGCCATATTCGCCTGAGCAACATCGGCACAAACAGCCATACGGCAATCGATTCGCATATCGCAAGCACCAGCAACCCGCACGGGGCCACGGCTGCCCAGGTAGGAGCAGACATCACCACAGGCACCACCCATGCAGCCGCGAGCAAGGCCACTCCAGTAGATGCTGACGAGATAGGGATACTCGACAGTGCTGCGTCCAATGTACTGAAAAACTCACATGGGCGAACCTGAAAGCAACTCTTCTCGCCACGCTTCACAGTGCGACCTCCAAGGCGACGCCCGTAGACGCTGATGAGCTTCAGATCCTCGACAGCGCCGCAAGCTACGGCCAAAAGAAACTCACATGGGCGAACCTAAAGGCCGCAGGCAAGACTTATTACGACACAGTCTACGCAGCCCTCAGTCATGCATCCCGGCACCAGTCAGGCGGGGCAGATGCCATCAAGCTAGACGATTTGTCGGCACCTGACGATAACACCGCCCTGGATGCCAGCACCAGCAAACATGGCCTGATGCCAAAGTTTCCAGGAGGGGCAGTAAGGCTTACAGGAGATAAGACCTGGGATACACCCACGTTCGGTGCAGATCTTCCCTTTGGCGACGGGGTAAGCGTAATCGAGGGTTCTGCTCAGGCGATCAGAATCCCTATTGCGGCCAATATTGTTGCAGCCAGAATACGTAGCTTTGATGCCACCGGCGCAAAAGTGTCTGGTTCAATCACATGCGCCCTGTACATGCATTATCTTGGCAGTGTTCTGGGGAGTGTGGTCGATACATTTGTACTGTCCAGTGCGGAATACTATGAAGAAACAGGCCTCAACGTAGCCGTTCCCGCGGGGCGGTGGTTGACAATTGTAGTTTCTGGCATAACATCTTGCAAGCAGATTGTCTGTAGTCTGGAGCTCGAAGGCACATGAGTAAGACTGTAATCCTGCGTCCCACTGGCCAGGGGGCCATAAACAACGTCCAGTATGGCACAACCTATTGTGCCAACTGGGCCACCGCCTGGGAGCAGATCTGTGAGGAGGTCTGCGACGACGATACTTATTTCAGTGTCGGCCCACAGGGCGGAACCGCTCAGTGGGGTGAGAAGTCATTCATCCTTTCAAATCCCTCGTTGCGAGGGGCGATACAGAACGTCTCGGTACTGGCTAGGTGTGCCGGTCATGCCTCTTACGCGAACACCGCAAAGACGTTGATTTACATTGGCGGAACCAAGTATTATGGTGATCTAGTCTACTTGAATTCAGATTCAAGTTTCCATGATCTGATCACATCATACGGTCTCAATCCGGCTACAGGATTACCCTGGACGTGGGACGACGTGAGATCTCTGGAAGCAGGGGCGTACATGACCAGCACAAATACCACTGACGCGAAGTGCTCATGGGGGTATGCAGTAGTGACCTTTGTGCCAGCGTCGCCTGCTCGTCCTCAGATCATTGGCCTGCCGTGGTGATCTCGCATGATTGATTTTACGCCCGAGCTGGAAACAGCCGGGCAGAAGTTTAAGACGGCCATCGAGGCCCGCATAGACTCCGGTGTACCTCCTCCGAATGCCCCGGCAACTATCATGAAAAAGGGTCATGATCTCACTCTAAGAGATACATGGGCCTATCGAGAGAGCATCGAGGTCCGTGCATCTCCGGACGGAGCTGAGATTGGCGTTTTCGACCCCAAAATCGGGGAATATGTCCATTGGAATGAGCACGGCACCAAGAGGATTCCGCCGCGGCCTGTTTTCGGTCCTGTCGCAGACGGGCCGGGTGAGCAGATTTTAGACGAACTTGAAGAAGCGATAGCAGACAAGATTATCGATAATTTTTGAGGTGACTTTTATGGCAGCAATTGTTCAGATCATAGGATACTATGGGCCAGCTCCGGGCACCAAGACCGCCCTGACGACCCAGCGGTACAATACCGTAATCCCTAGCCAGAGGGATCCCGGATTAGCGTATCCCAATAACGTCCCTCCGGACGGGGAGACATACAGATCGTGCTGGATGTACACTGGCGCAGAGATCACGGGCGGCTCGTACAGCCAGCTCTCAAACTGGCGGTGGGGCACACCCGGCACAATCAAATCTGATTGGGGGCTTGGCTCCGGCAGAGTACAGGTGGCCCTCAAGGACACTGGAGACCATGGATGCCCTGTGGCAAACTACGAAGCGCCAACAGGCGTGGCAGGCAGCTACGGATATGACATTAAGGATGCCACTTATGGTCTGAGCTACTACAAAGGAGAGACTGTGGCCTGTGCGGATGCTGACCTATACACAACAACCAACCCGCTTGTATTCGACACCACAGTCTACACTCCCAAGAGTGCCCTGCTCGTGACAAAGCTGGTAACATCTCAGCTCGTGCTGGAGGATGATACTGAATTTGGAGAAAAGGCTGAGCTCTCCAACTTCATTCGTTGGCAGGAGATCTGATGCCACAGATAGGCCCGGATCTCTGGAAGTCTGCCAACTCTTTTTTCTGGTATCGAGAATACCGGGATGGCAGGATTGAGCGAGAGTTCGACCTGCTCACCGGTCGGATCAATCTTTGGGGTAGCAAGACACCGGAAGGCCTGAAGGCGGTCGGATGGCTACCCGTGAGCCTCGACCTCGCGCAGAAGATGAGGGCTCATGGAGAGTTTGGCATTCCAACGGCGAGCCCAGCAATCTTTACTCGCGTAAAACAAGGCGAGGTGCCTATCATTCACAAGGAGGTCACGGTATATCAGGGTCAGAGGGTGCACTGCAAGGCATGTGATGCAGTCTTCCGGTCCGAGTCACACCCGACAACCTGTCCGGTTTGTGGCGCGGCTGTATCATGGAAGTGCCCCAAGTGCGGAAAGCTGCTTGAAACAGACACATGCGCCGATTGCAATCGGCCAGGCAGACCAATAGATCCTTTCGAGACGACTCCGGACAAATGGGATGAAGTCGAGTACTTCGTAGGCATCCAAGGCAAGTTCGTCAACAGGTTCACGGTCAGCAGATTGATTACAGAGCATTAGGACATTTTCCCATGACAGGCTACGGCAGTTCTCTTTATGGCTCTGACTGGTATCTGGCATCACCATACAGAGTTAAAACAGAGCTATCGGTGGGCATCACGGCCAGGATCGTCAAGCCCATAACGTCAATCCCGCCCGTCATGGACACAATATCCTACGGGCTCGCTCAGAGGTTCGACTACCTGCAGCAAGGTCTCCAGGCATTCTCGCTGTTCAACAAAATCGAGTACGCGAGCGGCGAAAGTGACGGATTCCTACCTTCGCTAGATGACGTGTGGGGCAAGATCTACGATTTGCCGAGGCTAACAGGAGAAAGCGACGACGATTACAAGATCCGGCTGCAGACCTACGTGAAAGTCCTGACAGGATCGGGCACAGTGCCCAACTGCCAGGAAGTCCTGGACTTCGTGATAGATTCTCCGGGCGGCACAAGAATATCATCTCTGTGGCCTGCCAGAGTACTCATTGACTTTACGTCAGTCGATGCCATGCGGCTTGCACGGTCCCGGCAGTCTCTATTGAATTCGATGCTACCGGGAATGTTTGCTGCAGGGGTTGATTATGAACTTGTCATCCCGTTCCTGGATTGCTACATCAGAGCAGCCATTCTGGGAGATGCTACATTAGATTATGATATCCGGGCGCTGTGGCCACTGAAAAATATCTTTCGTATGGTATCGACGCATTGGTAGCATATGGTCGAGAATTGGTCACCAGCATCTATGCGGCGGTGGCGACGGACCGGACACTATACAATCCGATCCGGGCAGCGATCTTAGGCGAGAGGGTTCTGGAGCCCGCTATTATGGCAGCAATCCGAGGAGATGTGGAGCTTCCCGCAACCATCCGGGCGGCTATCATGTTTGAGCGGAGTGCGCCGCATATTTGCCTAGCAGCC